TTGAGGATTCCAGGTATAGGGAAAATTGGCATTGCCAATGCGGTCAAGATCATCGAGGTGGCGCTGGCAGGCGAGCCGGTGCCATTTGCAGGACGGAATACGGCCGTCGACCACATCACGCGCATACTGCGTGGCGCGATCTGCAAATAAGTGAGTCACAGATTCCACTTGTCTTCACCTGGTTGGCCAAACAAGGGCGCTTGACGGTTGTCGCTGGTGGCGACACGTGATCGTGCGCTGGGCGACATGCCAAAGGCAGCCAAAAATTTATTAACCTGGTCTTCCGCGCGCCGAGCGCAGACCCAGTGATGCGAGTAAATCAAATTGCCATTGGCGGTCGGCACCATGATGCCGTCGCCGCCAGTCCATTCCTGGCCGGCCGCTTCGGCCTCCAACCGTTTGGCTTCGGCGCGCTTTTGGTCGGCAGACAGCCGCTCTTTGTGCCAGACATATTCGGCCCAGGCCTGGCAGTACAGCGTGAGCGCAGCACGATCAACCAATGAGATCAACCCGTAGCGCTCGAGCTCTGGCGTGATGCGCCGCCATTCCTTCTTCGCTTCCTTCCAACACCAGGCCGGACAGTTCGGAATGTCGACCTCTGGTCGAAATTCATCCAGCAAATCAGCCGCCGACTTCTTACTCGGATTACCGCGCAGGTGATGCACGTTCGACGGCAGCGGTTGCGGTCCTCGTGATCCCATATATGCGTCCCTCAAATAAAAAAACCGCCCAGAGGCGGCAACGGCAATATCCAACTGTGCAGACGTATCCATCGGGAGGTACCCCCCCCCACCCAGAAACCCCCGCACAAAAAAATTTA